TGCCTTTTCAATAATAGGATGTAAAGTATCATACCTTTTCAAAAGACATTTCAAAGGACACTTAATAATCCTATAAACTTGTTCGGAAGGGTCTGGTGGTTTTTCTTCCAATTCCATTTTATAATATATGTAAAGAAAATATTTCTAAATACTTTTCCTAAATAATTATTTATTTAATAAATTTTCCTAAATAATTATTTATCTAAATTTTGTTCTTCTAATTTTTTTGCCTTTCTTTTTTCGTATGCTCGTTTATTATATTCTTTAATTTGTTCTGGTGTTTTTACATAATTTTTATTATATTCCTTAACCTTTTCAATAATTTTCTCCTTATTTTTTTGATAGTAGTTTTTTTTACTATAATTTTCAATCTTATATGAGTTTAATTCTTCTGTTAGTTCATTAATTTTTTCTTGTTTTTTTTGATTGTCTGTTAATATTTTTTCTTTTTCAATAATAGATAATTCATATAAACGCTTATAATCAATATTATTTTCCATTTTGTTAATTATTTATATCATAGTAATATATTTTTAAATATTTTTCCTAAATTGTTAAATATAATAAAATTGATATAAAATTATTTGTATTATTATGTTTAATACACTACTATGTATAGTTTTAAAGTTTTTAATCAAATAAAAGAAGAGTTAAATCTTGAATTATTAGAAGTTTATGATGAAACTAAAAAATATATTAGCACAACAAAGTTTTGTATGAAATGTAATTTTATTGGTTGCGATACACCTATTAGTATTCAGTTTGTTGCTTTATTGCGTAGTAAGAAACCTTATTGTAAAACTCATAGATATTCTTTGGTTGGTGAAAAAATATCAAAATCAAAATCAGACAAAAATAAACCAATTTATGATGAAAACCGAAAAAAACTATATAATTTGATTAAAGAATTAAAAACAGAATTGGTTGAAGATTATTCTGTTATTGATATTAAGAATGATACAGATATTCATTATATATGTGGTTATACTAATTGTAATGAAACTGGAATAAAACAATTTCATACATTAGTTGAAAATAAATTAGCATATTGTAATGAACATCATTATTTATTACATAATTCAAAAATTAATGAAAATTTAAGAAAAAGTAACCAAGAAACATATGATAAATATAATGATATTTTGAATAAATTTAAAAATAAATATCCGCAAATTAATTTAACTTGGGATAGAGATAGTATTTGGTCTCAAGCAGAAATAAAATTTAATTGTATAAATTCAAAATGTAATATTCCTGTATGTAAATTATTTCAACATATTTTACAAAATGAGGAAAGTATTAATGAAGTTTATTTTGGTTGTCAAGAATGTAAATTTTACATATCAGAAGCATTAAGAGAAGATACTACTTTGTTAATAAACACACCATATTACAATGAATTAATTGAATATCCTAAACAAATAGATTATATTACAACACGTAGTTCTATAAATTTGAATTGGACGTGTGGAAACAAGTGTATAAATTGTAATAATAAACATACTTATACATCATCGCCTCATTATAGATTTATCCAATGGGGATTAGAATGTCCTTTATGTTTAGAACAAAATAAATGCGAATGTGTAAATGATGGTTTTATTTGTAATACTTGTAATAAATATTTTCCAGATAAAAAAATAAAATGTTCTAATGGAAATGTATGTAAAATTTGTAGAAGTAGTCAAAATGATGAAAACTTGGAACAATTATTTAAACGCAAAATTAATAATTGTATTTCAATATGTAAAAGCAGGGAAGGAAATAGAGGAAATATGAATTTAGATATAGAATATTTACAGCAATTATATGAACTACAAAACGGATTATGTTATATTTCAAAAACAAAATTATCATTAAAAGTTCATAGTAATTTTAACATTAGTATTGAACGGATAGATGAAACAAATGGATATGTAAAAGGGAATATTCAATTCATTTGTATTGAATTTCAAAATGGACGACAACAATGGACGCCTACAAAATTTAATGATTTTTGTAATGATTATTATAGTTTTCAATTAGTTTCCGAAACAGATAAGGAAAATATACAGAAAATATATAATGAAGCATTAGTAAAAAATACAAAACATTTGAAAAAAAGGAAAACACAACAAACTCCGTATAATAATACAGAAAAACAAGAATGTTTATGTAGAATTTGTGATAATATAAAAAAATATGAAGAATTTTCCGAATATGGTATTAAATTTGGAAAATGTAGAGAATGTCACAAGTTACAAAATGATAAACGAAATAATCCTTCATTAAGATTAAAACTTAAAATATTAATATCTGGAAGTAAAAGTGGTATTGAAAAACGAAATAAAAGTAAATGGAGAAAAAATAAACCTCTTATACATACATTAACCTTTGAAGAATTATTAGACATTTATTTACAACAATGTGGAAGATGTGCTTATAGTAATAAATTATTAGAATTATGTGGTGAGTATATGATGTCTCTTGAAAGAAAAGATACTGAGATTGGTTATACAAAAGAAAATTGTTGTTTAATATGTATAGAATTTAATACAACTGATTGGAGCATATCAAAATGTGATGATGATGATAGAGAAGGTTCTTCTGGGTGGAATAAAGAAAAATTAAAATTAGTTGTTGATAATTATTTACAAGAAAATTAAATTATTTATATAATTTCTATATAATTATATAAATGACTAAACAATTTACACCAGATTTGAAGTTGAAAGCAGTTAATTATTATCATAAAATTAATAATTATGTTAAAGTATGTGAAGTTTTTGAATGTAGTGAAAGAAGTTTGAAAAGATGGGTTGAAAGATATGATAAAAATAAAAATGTTAATAGAAAAACCAGAAAATTAGGGTCTTATAAATTAGAAAAGCAACATATACAATTCATCAAAGAAACTTTACGAAAACATAGCGATATACAAATGAACTTTTTACAAGAATTACTCAAAAGTAAGTTTCCGAAATTAGATATATCCAGACAATATTTATCAGATATTATCAGAGATAATAATATTACCAGAAAAAGAGCAACTTTCAAACATTTTCCAAAAACTTATAGAGGCAATATTAGAAATGAAAAAGAAGAATTGAAAGAATTTTTTGATGTAATAAATCAATTCAAACTGGAAGACATTATTTCAATTGATGAAACTTCTGTAAGCACATCATTAACGCATAATTATTGTAGAGCATTTTTAGGTGATAGATGTATAAAGAAAACAACAAATAATGAAGTATTCAAAAAATATTCTCTGGTAGTAGCAATAAATAATAAAAAATGTATAGCATCTGAACTATTCCAAAATGGAGCAGTAAATGCCGAAAGATTTAATGATTTTTTGAAACAGATATGTAGTAAAGTAAAAGGTAAATTATTTGTTTTAGACAACGGACAAATACATAAAAAAGAAAGCACCAAACAAATAATAAAAGAAAGTGGGAATTATTTAGTTTATACTTGCCCTTATCACCCAAGATTAAATAGCATAGAGCAATTTTTTAACCAAATGAAACATTATATCAAGTTGGATAAACCCATTACTTTTACAGCATTAGATGAAAGCGTGAAATCATCAATAGAAAAAATTAAGCAAGAAAACTACGAGAATTACTTTATTTATGCTTATAATAAAGATTACTATAAAAATAAACTGAATAACAAGAAATATACTAAAAGAAGAACATTAAAAATTTATAAGAATTAATAAAAGTCGGCATTTAAAATACGCGTTGCTCTAAATCCATCTATAAGGTCCATTTCCGTTTACTGTTGTTGTTGCAATATCAGGTTCTACATCAATATTTCCGCGTTTTCCTTGAACCAACCAATAAAATTTACCATTTTCACCATAAACAGTGAACATGTTATTTTCAACTTCTGAAGAATTATATGTTTTTACTTTTTCACTATAAATTGCTGTTAATTGAATACTAAATTCTGTTGCTAATTTTTCTACATAATCTGGTAAATATATGGTAACACTATGATTATTTGTTATCTCTCCTTTACCACGATAATAAACACCTGATTCAGGTCCTTCTAAACAAGCATGAACCAAGTACTTATTTTTATTTATTGGATGGGATATGACAAATGTTTTATCTTGTGAAGATGTCGCGGCTGTACTTCTTACTATTTCATTGGTTGTTGTATCATATAGTAACATATTTAATTGTGTAGAGACAGCATGTGTATTAATTGGTGCTGCATAAAATGATGATGCAGTTGTTCCATTAATTGCAGTGTTTGATGCATTTATTACAATAGAGTTTGCTGGTTGATTGGTTTGACCTGCATTACTTCCTATTGATATTGCATTTGTTCCTTGATTGTAAGCACCTGCATTATTACCAATTGCAACTGCATATTGTCCTTGACTTAATTGACCTGCTTGATATCCAATTGCGAGTGCATTTGTTCCTTGAGTATTACCTCCTGCATTATTACCAATTGATATTGCATAACTTCCTTGATTGACTTGACCTGCTGCAATACCAATTGCAATAGCATTTTGTCCTTGTGTGTATTGACCTGCTTGATTACCAATTGATAATGCAGAATTTCCTTGATTGACTTGGCTTGCATTATTACCAATTGCGACTGCAAATGCTCCTTGACTTGTTCGGCCTGCATTACTACCAATTGCTACTGCATATTGTTGTTGAGTATTAGCTCCTGCATTATTACCAATTGCTATTGCATATTGTCCTTGACTTGTTTGGCCTGCAGTAATACCAATTGCGAGTGCATTTGTTCCTTGAGTATTAGCTCCTGCATAATAACCAATTGATATTGCATTTGTTCCTTGATTTGTAATACCGGTTAGATAACCAATTGCAACTGCATTTTGACCTTGATTGTTACCTCCTGCTTGATAACCAATTGATATTGAATATGTTCCTTGACTTGTAAAGCCGGCTAGATTACCAATTGATATTGCAAATTGTTGTTGTGTATTAGCTCCTGCATTATTACCAATTGCTATTGCATATTGTTGTTGTGTATTAGCTCCTGCATTATTACCAATTGCAACTGCATATTGTCCTTGAAGTTTTTGACCTGCTCCTGAACCAATTGCTACTGCACCTACTGCTTGCTGTCCTTGACCTGCTCCTGAACCTATTGCAACTGTACTTCCTGCTTGATTTGT